ATTTAAGATCAGAAAGCTTTTTCATTTTAGTTGAAATAGTTTGTTCATCTTCAGCAGAAACAGATAATTCTTTTCTTTTATTGTCTAAATCAATATATTCTTCATTTAACTTTTGTATTGTTTCATTTGTTTCTTCAATACGAGTTTTCTTTTCTTCAATCATTTTATCAGTGTTAGATTGAATTTCTTTCATATGCTCTTTGATCAAAGATATCTTTTCTTCAATCAAATTCTTTTCAGCTGTTGTTTTTTGTAAAGTTTCATTATTAATTAAAATTTTACTTTTTAGTAGAGTATTCATTGTTGTGAAAATTTGAAGGTCAAGTAAGTCTTCAATAATTTCTCTGCGTTGATAAGCATTAAGCTGCATAAAAGGCTGAAATGTAGCTGATCCAAGAACAACTACTTGACTAAAAGATTTATGATTGACTTTTAAAATTTGCCTTTCTAAAATAGTTTGATAATCTTTCATATCTGCTGATTGATTTAATAGAATACCATCTTTGTATACTTCAAATATATTTGGTTTCATACCACGAATAATTTTATATTCATTAGTGCCAATAGAAAACTCTACTTCTGTAACCAGCTGTTTTCTGGTTATAGTGTTCATAAGCTGTGGCTTGTTGATTTTTCTAAATGGTTTTCCGAAAAGAGAAAAAGACAAAGCATCAAGAATAGTAGATTTACCAGCACCATTTTCGCCAACAATAAGAGTTGTTTTCGCGTCGCAAAGATTAATTTCTGTAAATATATTACCAGTAGATAGAAAATTCTTATATCTTATTTTTTTAAAATAAATCATTCTAAACTAATCGCCTCATTATATAATTCTGTAATCTTATTGGAAAGTTTATTCTTATCAATATGTTTAACTTCATATCCATCAATATATTTTTTGAAAATATCTAGAGTTGATTCTGCCTCGTTTACAATATCTTCATCTTCTTCAAGATTAAGATTTAAATGATCTTCAACAATTTGAATTTGATAAGGGTTTTCTGATTCAATGTTTTCAATAAATTTATCAAACCAGAAGTGATTCGTTTTGTTTGTAACAATCACTTTAACAATAGAGTTTTTAAACTGAGAATAATCAACTTTAGTTTGAAGGAAATTTTCATCGCTATCATTATACCATACCTTTTTAAATATTTTGTATGGATTTTCAATAAATTTTATTTCTCTCGTTTCCGTGTCGAAGATGTGGAATCCACGAGGGTCGTTATAATCACTCCAAGTAAACTCACCATGACTACCAAGATAAAAAATATGACCATCAGTGGAACGATGATGAAAATGACCGCTAAAAACCATATCAAACTTATCAAAGATAGAACGATCGTCTCCGTGAGAAACAATAGATCCTTTATACATTTCGAAACCTTGTATTTCAAGGTGCCCAATAGCGATTTGGGATTTAGTGGATTTGATTTCATTTAGAACTTGCTCTCTATTATCAGCGCATATCCAAGGAATAAGCAAAATAGATGTTCCACCAAAGTCCACTGATTCTGCGAACTTATCATATATTTTAAATTTAGGATATGATCCTTTAATGATTTCTTGAATTGCATTGACATCATTTGTGTTTTTAAAATAAGTATCATGATTACCTGCGATAATATGTACATCTAAATCTCTTTCTGATAAAGGTGTTAAGAAATCTTCACGAAGCCTTTTGGCTGTATTGATATTAATATATTTACGGCGATCCACGATGTCACCACCATGGATCACAGTTTTAATATTATTAGAATCCAAATAAGGAAAAAAAATATTGTCTAGAAATAGTTTAGAATTATCTAGAAAAATATTATTGTCATTACGAATACCCCAGTGTGAATCTGTTATCAAAGCAATTTTCATAGATACTTCTTCTTTACTTTATCATATTCTTTTTCTGTATATTCTTTAATAACTTCTAAACGATGAATTAGATTATTTCTTTCGTTTACGTTAGTTTTTTCATTATTAATTCTAGAAACTAGATCAATTATATTAGCTGGGATTAGATGTTGGTTTTTCATCTTCGTCTCCTTCAGAAAATTTTTCAACTCCTTTTAGTTTACCTTGTTTTTTGGTTTTAGTCAAGCTATTTTCAAAGTTTTTTACAATTTCTCCTGAATATTCGTTAGCTTTAAGTTGAATGCTATTATCAGTATTATCCCAAAGCTCATTCATAAGAAAACTATTTTCGAAATTTTTATGTTTAATGTATGTTTGTTTTTTTTCTTTTTGTATTCTTCTAAGGAAAGCATTCCAAGCAATTTGAGTAAAATATGCAAAGGGATTATTCGTTTTGTCTGGATTAAAATTATCAATCGCTGCTACACAATCAATAATTCCATCTGAAATCATATCTTGTTTATATGTATAACCTGAAAAATTTGGTTTCTTTGCTAGATTGTTGCATATTAAAATAATAGATTCACCTATATATTTTGGCGCTTGTGGTGGTGTTTTTTCTTCTTTAATGGCTTGATCGACTTCATTTTTATGTTTAATCATCGCGCCATATAGAGTTTTGTTATTAATATAATTATTTTTTTTTCTTTTCATTATTTTTTCCTTGACTTTTCTCAAAAAGGTAGTATAATCATATATGTCGTTTCGAAACTAATAGAATCAAAGGTTAAGGTTGACTTCATAGATTTTATATTCAAATTTCTCTTCATTGTATATCTTAATCCTTTCCATAAAGTGTAACAACGTAAAGTTCTTCTTCTGTTTCCATGTCATATTATCAGCAATATCGAAAAGTGTAGCTTTATCTTTAGTATCAGATTTTCTAAGTCCACGACCAATAGACTGTAAGTTTCTAACGCGAGACTTTGAAGGCGAAGCAAATATGACATTATGTAAGTTTTTAATATTAATTCCTGTAGAGTACGTTCCGTAAGATGCTATAATTATAGCATCATTCATTTCTTCTACTATTTGACGAATATCGTTTCTTTCATTACCATCTACACCACCATGAACGAAAAATACTTTTCTATCTTTACATTCTTTAGAAATAATATCATAAAGTAATTTGCCATGTTTTTCTACATATTGAAATAAAAGAAGTGTATTACCTTCTAATGAAAGAGTAAGATTTTTAATAAAGTTATTTCTAGCTTGTAATCCAACAATATAATCCATTTCTGCTTGATAATCTGCAGAACGAGAAATCATTTTCTTTACTTCATCAGGATAATTTAAAACAATTGCTTTGATTTTAAAATCAGCTAGATGTTTTTCATCTATAAGTTTTGAAGTAGTAGTTACTTTTCTAACTGCTCCGAATAAACCTTCAAGAACTAATTTATTTGTTTGTGTACCATCTAAAGTTCCGGTAAAACCAAATCTATATTTACAATTTTCTAACTTAGTCATGATTGATGTTAATGATTTAGCTTTAAATAAATGAGCTTCATCACCAATTACAACATCAAAATTATCAAAATATTCTCTAGGTAATTTATGGATTGATTGCCATGTTGAAATTGTTACTTGTTTGTCTGTTTGTTTATCTTGACCGCCATAAATTTTATGAACATTAGATTCACTATCGAAACCATAGTCTGCAAAGTCAGAAGTAAGCTGGCTAACCAATGTAGTTGTTGGTACAATAATAAGTGTGCGTTTATTATAATATCTCATAAGAAGATAAATTATAAAAGATTTACCAGAAGCAGTAGGGGAAAGTAAAAGAGATCTACGTTCTCGAACAGCATGAACAAAAGCTTCTAACTGGTAATCTCTTGGCTGAAATGGAAGTTTTAATGATTCAATATATTGTTTAGCTTCATAAAGAGAAAATTCTTCAGAACTTAAATCACAGTCATATTCAATCTCGTAATTTCTAGATTTACAAAATTCTTCTACATATTTAATTAAACCAATATAAAGCGTTTGTGTTAACAAAGAATAAAGTCTGATTTTCCCATCCCAAATTTTATTCCTAACCGCTGGAATAAATTTAGCGCCTGGAACTTCGAAAGTGAAAAAATCATTTAACTCTTGTGCGATAGAAGGTTCACAAAGAATTTTCAAATAAACTTCATTTATTTTTGTTATTGTTAGTTTATCCATTAACCACCACTAATAAATTTCTGAAAATCTATTGCTGCTTTTACATTATATCCTCTATTCATAAGAGTTCTAATAATAGATTCTAGCAGTTCTATTTTTTCTTGTTGTAAACCAATTTTAAGGGAAAGTTTAATAATATCATTATCAGCATCTATATACATTGGAATATCAGCTTTAAGTATCAAACCTTTTGCTGGTAATTTCCAACCTAATTTTTCTGTTTCTTCGTTTGGGCCTTGAGTAAAAAATTCATATTTATCTAGTTTTAATTTTTTCATTTCTGCTTCTTGTGATTTAAGAAGCAGCCTTTCGCTTGACAATATCTGATAATATTTATGATGAAGTTTAGCTATCTTAATAGCTTCATTACCTAATTCGGTAATATCTATCTCTGCGTCTTTTTTCCACTGATTATATATTTCTTCTAATTTCATGCATAATCTCCTTCAAATATTAATATTATATTATACTAATAATTGAAGTAAAAGTCAAGTGTTAAATGTTAGTAATTGTATAATAAGTGTATTTAAATGTAACAGAAGCTGTTATATAATTAACGCTTTCATCAACTGTATTGAAAACCAAATCACTTAATGATACTGGGTAACTGTCAATGAATGTTATTTCATAATTTGACATTTTTGCGCTCGATAATATAAATAAAGATATATCTGAATAAATTCCATCACCAGTCCAAGATACTTTATCTTGAATTTCTTTATACTGATTAAAGTTTTCAGGTTTACCTAAAGCTTTAATCCAGTTATGTATTTCAAGATAATTTTGTAAATCTTCATCTACAGCAAATGTTAATTGCAAATCACCAAAAGTTAAGTGTTCTCCAGGATAAGGAATTTTAACAAATGGGTTATTTGTTTCTGGACTTTGAAGTACAATTGATGGTATATTAACCTTTTGTGCGAAAAAGTTAACATGCGGTGCTTTCTTAATTAAAAATTTAAACCCTAGAGGGGAAAGAAAGTTTTTATTTACAGGTGTATTATCTATTGCTCCAGTCATTGTTGTGCTCTCGCTATCATTTTATCCGGATGATGTTCACCTTCTATTTTTTCACCACCATTATAATATTTTACTTCTGCATGAACGTGAGGTATACCATGTTTATCAGCATAAGCAACCCTATGGTTTCCCTCAACAATGTAAGCTTGTCCTTTATGATTTACGCCAATTAATATTGGGTGATCTTCACTTTTGAAGTTATCTGGATGTCCTACTTCATCTTCAAGACTTTTAAGTTTACTTCCTGCTGCTCTATATCTCTCTTCACCCATAGCACCTGGAAGTGTACGTAAATAAGAAGTTGGCAGTTTTAGATTTTTATTAAAATAACCAGTAGTAGAACCAGTTATACCTCTTGAAGAAGCAGTTTCTTTTGGACCACCCTTCATTTTTTCTTCTGCATCTGCTTGTTTATTCTTTAGCCAATTACCGCCAGGATTATCCTGACGAAATTGTATTTCTGAATTTTCTTTAATGAATGTTTTAAAAGATAGCATAATAGACCTCATAGACCTCAACCATTTTATCTATTTATATAAAAAAAGAGAAATCTAATAATCGTCTAAATTAATATGCATAACTTTAATTTTTTTATTTCTATTAGCTATTGCGGCAGCTACAGTGTGATGACCATCTAAAATATAATGTTCGCCTTCATGAGTAGCGACTCTTACTGTAGATGGTGAATTAAACTTATTTTCAGTTCTTTCCTTTGAACTGACATCAACAGAACCTTGTAATGGTTTTAAATCTGAAATATTAAAATTTTTCTCTGAGAAATTGTTTGTGTTAAATTCTTTATGAGCTTTATTTTTTTCTTCCATACTGTCATGGTATAGTCTTTCGGGTCCAATAACTTTTTCTTTTACATCATCTAATCTATCAAAAACTTCATCCGCCTTATCTGGGTCATAGCCTTTTATTGGTATTTCACTACCTCCATGTTTGATTCTAGCAAATCTAGAAGCAACATCA